TGTCTTAAAGTTTGATTCATCAATTTACTTATTTTATACCACAATACGGTGTGCCTGCAGGTCATCTTGGTGCCGAACAATATTCTAACTGGCACGTCAACTGCATCACCAATGCTGTTCAATTCAGCATAAGCACCAAACATGGCCGCCATCTTAAAACGACACACACCGTAAATCCTGGCTAGCGAGTCTAACAAGTGCAAACCATCCAACTCTGTTGATTTCGTCATCGATATACTACCTAACATCTGTCTAGCTTTCAACAACAACTTGTTTATCGTCCCCGCTCCCATCCTTATCCTGGACATGCAAATTTCCTGCAAAAAGGGCAGTCTCGATGCCCACATTGCATCGGACAAGCCACACAATGTGGCATGTTGTTTTGGATTCCTAGCGAGGGCTCCGCTACTTCCGCTATAGTTGCGACCTCTAAGCAGATATTTCGCCAGGTCTCTTATCAATCTAAGTTGGCCACCAACCAAAACGCCTCTCTTACTGCAAAAATTTATCATCCACCACGGATTCAACTCGATACTCTTTAAGCATTGTCCCAAACCGTGCCTGCCATCCATGGCATCATGGAAGACGCGTCGAAGAGCTCGGACAAAAGCTTCAGCACAGTCTTTCTTGACCCAAACTTGGACATCATCACCTGAAACAAGAAATTTGACTTGGTCACTCGTAAAACCGCCTATCATCATGACATACAAAATGTACATGATCGAGCGCAAAGTGTTACCAAGCGTAGTTCTTAACGGATCACCACTATAGGTGGTACCTTTGATCTTCTGGATCATGACTACCTTACCCTTCCATCTAAACGAGGCATTGGCCTCTGAAACACTTATACTGTCCATAACTGATTTTTTAACTTTGTCGCTCCACTTCAGTTTTACAGCAATTGATTCTATCATAATAGTCCAAAATTGAATATCAACTGCCTTAATCAGTTTCCACAACTGGTGAGCATCATAACGACTTCCGTCCAATGACAAAGCATACCAAGTGTCATCAAGCCCCATACCGTTTATTTTGGCCTCCAAATTTTTGTTATTCGTAGCATGAACAAATTGAGGCAAACTGCTTCTTAAAACAAATAATGCTATTTGTTGAGCGTAATTCAGTAAACCGCATTTATTTTTCGGAGCACACCATATAAGTCTCGGGTCCGTCG